TTAGCCCGTTTGTCTTTCTGGATTTGCCCTAAGTGACTTTTGAGTGACTTTGGTCAAACCTTTTTCCCTTTTCAAGGCCTCCAGGCTGATGTTCCAACGGTTGGATTCGTCTTTGATCAACTCCAGTGCTTCAAAAATCTCCACCACTTGAGCCATTGAGTAGTGGCCGGTGATGGTTCGGTTCGAGTGCCACAACACTGCTGAAATCGTGGATTCTTGAACCTTCGCCTCGCGCAGGCGCAAGCCTACGGTGTGGCGCAAATCATGAACATGCAAATCCCCTACCTTGGCTTTTCGCCTGGCATTGATCCAACCGTTGTTTGACATGCCTTCGATTGGCCTGCCACGGTAGGTGAACACATGCGTGGGGTGGGTGCCCCGGCGCTGCTCGATAACCTTTTGGGCCACCGTGTTCAATACCAGCACTCGTTCCTGTTTGCGGTGGGCCTCGCCCTTGACATGCTTTGGGGGCACGACAAAGACCGAGATACCCAGGGCGGGAATTGGTAATTCCCACTCCCACTGCAAATTGCACACTACATCGTCCCTGCATCCTGTATTCAATGTGAACAGTGCCATGGCTGCCAGGTGATCGGCCAGGTGGGGCAGTATTTGACGCTGCTCTTCCCACATGAGCGGCCTGGGGGGCCTTTGGTCTGTCAATGGCAACAGGGTGATCAAGGGCGGTGTGATCAGCCAGGTCATTCCATTTTCGTCCCGCCAATCGCGCGCGGCCAGGTTCAAGATGCGTCGAACAATGGCCAGGCTGTGATTGATGGTTTTGTTTTTTCGGCCCTGTTCCTTTCTCGCATCCACAAACGGCTTGAGAGTGCCGTTGTGAATTTGATCCAGGGTAAGGGTTCCGATGTAAGGCATCACTGCCTTTAAGTGGTATATGTCCGATCCAATGGATGGTTTGTCTTGATGCGTCCGCAAGTAGTGCGCTGCCGCCTGGTCGAATGTACGCGGGGGGCGAACCCCGTGCACAAACTCCATTCGCAATTGGTCTAATGTGCGGATAAGCCAGTTTTCGGCTTCTTCAAAAGTTTTGAAGCCATATTGCTGAATTCGCTTTCTCCTGTAGACCTTATCGACTTTGTAGCCACCATCCTCGGTTGACTGGATACCTTTGGTGCGTCCCATGGTTTTACCTCCGGACCACCGCTACCCGACTCCAGTTTATACGCTTCCCAGGCTTTGTCGATGTCTGCTTTTTCATAAATGCGTGATGTCCCGGCTTTGACCCCCCTCATTCGGGGGGCTATATGTGTGTCAAAAAACTTGCGTTTCACGCCCAGGTATTCCCGGGCCTCTTGTTGGTTAAAGCATCGCTTTTCCATGTACTACCTCAATCAAAAGGGATGTCATCGTCCATGTTGGCCACGGACTGCTGGGCCTTTCGGCCGCGTGAGTTTGCTGATTTGCCGCTGGGTTTGTGGTCTTCCTGTGAATTCTCACCCCCGCCCACAAACTCCAGGGCACCGATTCGACCGGTCAACTTAAAACCAGTGGATTGATCGGATTTCTTGAAGGTTTCGTTGTGCACATCCTCGATGACCAAAAACAACTTAATGCCTTTTTTAAGGTGCTCTTCAAGTGACTCCGCACGCTTGCCCCAAAGCACTGCCTCTAGAAATTGCGAAGGAAAAAAACCATCGTCCTTTCTTTTGCTGCCGTAGTTGTAAGCCAGTACCAGGTTGGCCACTGGCTCACCCGAGGGTAGGTATCTCAATTCACAATCGCTTGTTAGTCGAAATACACCTGTCAAAATGGCCATGTGGGTTCCTTAGTGAGTGGTCGCTTGTTGGGTGGTGCCGTTTGCCTTTTGGGCGTGTGCTTTTTCAAGTTCATGGTCACGCAGCGCATTGATTTCTAGTTGCTTGATGGCCTCAATTAACGCCTGGTGTCCGTAATTCACTCCAAATTCCACGCAGAGGGCTACCATGTTGCCGATGGCCATTTCTTTGCGCATTGATTCGGGCAGGCGCTTGGCAATATCACGCATGGGCAGCACCAACATTTGAACGGCAATCATGGCCCCGGCGTCCATCGGCTCGCTTGCCTCGATATCAATCTGAGTTGTGACCTGTCCACCAAGGATGATTTGGGCGGTGTTGTCTTTGTTCATTGCTTTCTCCTTATGCCGCGCGTGCAGCGATGGTTTTGTCTTCGTACACTTCAATGCCTGGGTACTTCATTGAGTTCTTCAAAGCCCTGGCCATGCTGTTGAGTTTTGACTCGTTCACATCGATCATTTCCAGCAGTTCGGGCCGCGAGGCCACAAAAGCCAGAAACTCAGCCTTGTTAATCACACGGGCCTTGAAGGTGACTTTGGTTTTTGAAATACCAGCAACACTGGCAGGCGCGGCAACCACTGGAGCGGTCATTGCAGCGGCGGTGGTTTCCAAGGCAATGCTTTCCTGTACGGCACTGGCCACTACCATTTCGGCACGGGCTGCCGCTTCCGCTGCTTTGCCCACATCGCCTTGGGCCTCGGCTTCTTTGGCCTGGGCTGCGAGGGCTTGCGCTTCCTCACGGGCTTTTTGTTCGCGCTCTGCGGCTTCGGCGGCTAATCGAGCGCGCTCGATGCGCTGCTCTTCCTCGGCCTTGCGTCGAGCTTCGGCCGCAATGCGCTCCTGAATCTCGGTGTATCCAATCATCTTCTTTTTGATGATGGTTTCAGCCTGCTCAAGAAACTGTGTGGGACCGCGAAACATATCATTGATGGCTTTGGTGGCTTTGTTCAGTGGGTCCACAATCGTTTTGCGCTGCTCTTCCAATGCCTTGGCTCGTGATTTGATGCCCTTGAGTTCATCGGCTGCAAGCTCAAAGGTTTCCTGGCTGTCAACCACCATGCTGTTGACCATGGCCAGGGCCGATTGCGCGCGCTGGTTCAATTCAATTGGGTTTGGGGTTTTGATGCTGCTCAAGGGGCTCAAGATTTCATTTGCTTCCATGTTTGTTTCTCCAGTTGTTCAAAGTGATTAACGATACGAATGTTGGCCAGTCCATTGGATCGGTCCAGGTGTCAAATTTGTAGGTGCCATCGGGGCGAAGTCGAACGGTGCCCCGGCGTGCATTGGGTTTGCCGTAAATGTGGTTGTAGGCTGCGGTCTGAATTCCCCATACTGGGTGGCTTTGCAGGCTGGTCTTGATGTCGATAGTCCAGTCCTGTTCATCGATCAGACCGAAGCGGTCACAAGTCCCAGCAAAACCCAGGGGGTGGTGGCCCTTGTGTTCAATCAGGGTCCACCGGGGCTTTTTGTCATCCAGAAACTTCAACCAAGCATCGAAGTACCCGCGCAACTTGGGGTCAATCGTCTCTTCGTCCAGGTCGCCTTCATCCCAGTATTGGCAGATTAGGTGCACGGCGGTACCGCGCTCCTGGGCTGCCTTCAAAACGTCAAGCGGTACCCCTGCGAACGAGTGCAGCAGTTGCAATACCTGGGTCACACTGGGTATGACTGCGCCATGGAGCCTGTACTCATGCTTGGCTTCATCGAAAGTGAAACTCATTGCTTCATCAAGTCCTTTTTGACTGTTTCCCATTCAGGCAAGGTCATTTTTTCAAGTGACTCAATGCCATGAACACCCAAGGTTTTAGAGACATCCAGGCCCAAGGATGCGCACTTTTGTTCGATCCATTTCAGTTGGCCAGGTTTGGGCATTTCAACTGCGCTGGATTGCGCTGCAGCTTGTTCCTGATCGGCGCCATTGTCGGCCTGGGCCTCGGCTGTGGATTCCTCCTTGGCTGAAACATCCTGAACATCGGTGGTTTTGGGTTTGGTGCGCTGGGGCTTAACCAATTCTTCACCACTGACGCTTCCCGTTTCGTTGTCAATGACGGTGCCGCCCACAATGCGTTCGCCTTCGTCCTGGTCGTAAATGCCGGTGAAGCCAAATGCAACGCGAGAACACTGGATCAATGACTTGTGACGAAGAAAACGGTTAGGGTGGGTTTGCCATGGGCCATCAATCTCGTATTCACCGCCGTTTCTGTTTGTTCCTTTGAATGGGGGCCGGTAGCATTCCTCCAGGTATTCGCGAATCACCACGGGCTGGGCGCGATCCTTGCGGGTGATGACGCACTCAATCCATTCATGTGCACTTAGCTTGGCACCAGGCATGTTTAATCGATTCTCTGAGTACCGAAATTCAATGCCATCGAGTTGGGCGTGCTGGTTGATGATGCGTGACCAGCCATCGACACCGACGATGGGCACAATGCCGTTCTTCTTGTCTGGGAAAGCGTAGATTTCACGGGTCCAAGGGTTTAAGCCATATTGGTTGGCCACCACCATGAGGGCGAATAGTTGACCATCGGACACGGTGACGTTATCGCCGGATTGCCGAAAACAAGTGTTTTTCAGTACGTTGATAATTTCCGTGCTGTTGGCATTGGGTATTTCAAATCGGCTGGCCATTTGGCTGACCAGCGTTTGCAAGGCTGTGGTGCTCATGATTTCCTCTGTATGGGTATGGAATAGGGGCACATCGGCCCCGTAAAATTAGAATGAAAAGTCGTGGTATTTCTCGCGTTTTCCTAGCAGCAACCCACCGTTGCCGCTTTTGCGCCACCTGTTGGTTTCAAAATCTCTGAACACCATTGACCATGAACCATCGGCGTTCTGCTTAAACACCCTGGTACTAGCGTTTGGGTTTGGTATGTATTCGTACTCTTGCGATTCGCTCATGCCGTTTTTGTCGGTTCGCTTGTAGTCGTCGTCTTGAACGGTGATCGCCACGGCTTTGCCAATTTTGAAAACTTCAATCACGGTGCCTGGGTAACGGTCAGTCCATCCCAAAAGGGTGGCCCCCATGCCCACTTGGGGGTCGGGCTGACCGATCACGGCGCGGCTGTAAAGGTGATTCACAAGGCTGTTGGTTTGAGTTCCGGCTTTCATCATTGCTGTGGCTCCTGTGCTGATTGAACTAAACGCATGCCAATACCCACACTGGTTAATTGGCTAGAAGACTCCTGGATACTTCCGTCATCCATCAAGATCACGGCATTGTTTTGGCTCCAGCGATTGGCATATACGGCCAGCACAATGCCGGAGTTGTCCCGTGGGTCTTCACATGGACCACACACAAAACCAACCCGATCCCCTGGCACTGGATACCTGCTCATGCTGCTACTCCTGCGATCAAAAGAATTTCAACAACCCGGAAACCCAAGGCCTTGATGTTGGCCAGGTCGGCTTGATCAAGAGTCTTTTTCCCGGCGATGTTTGCAAACACCAGGGCGGCTTTGTTGACTGGGTAAATTTTGGGGATTCCGTAGACATTACGGACTTGAATTTGAACAACTTGGGGGGCTTGATTCACCTTCCTGACTCCTAATAAGTACCTGACATGTATAAGAATATCCGTATACGGATATTCTTGTCAATCCGTATACGGATTTTTTTAGGCGAGTTTAATCCGTGTATGCGATGTACCTAAAGGTGCCGTTTCCGAAGTGCTCAAAGCGACCCCCAAAGGCGCCTTCGACCAGTGGGATAAGGTCTTGTTTATCAAGCCCCTCGGGGTAAGTTCCTTCACACAACATGCTTGAATTGGAGTGGGGCATTGTTTTCCAAGTTACTTGTACCAGCAGGGCTTTTTTTTCGATGTGTGACATTTTGTTTTCTCCTTGGTTGGGAACGTATTGAGCAAAGCAGATTTCAATGCACTCGCTCTCTGGATAATTGCACCCACTGGGCGCGTGTTGACATTTCATAATTTGCTCTCGATTCGTCGCTCCAAATCCCTGTTGGAAGGAAATTGGAAAGTGCAGCTGTAGTTCTCCTTGCGCAATGCTTGAATCGCCAGGGCAAGAAGTTCCTGGTCTGCTTTACCCTCGGTGCGCACGCGAATGTGGCGGTGACCGGCACTTGTTTTGTGCGGATAAAACACCAGGCGTAACCCGGGCATGGTGAAGGTGAATGCCTGGTAGTCATGAACACCTGGTTCCAACTTGCCGCCCAGATGCGCAAGTCTGCGGGCAGCGTCTTCATACTCGGCTTTGAAGTGGCGCTTCTGTGTGTACAGGCCTTTAAGTGGATCGGTCATGACTGCACCCGCTTGAATTCAATAACCCACACCCATGGGTTTTCCTTCCATGAACCGGGGCCGTTGATGGATTCCCATAATTTGCGAAAGCTGCCCTGGGGTTCGTCGGCTGCAAAGTCGTAGACATTTCGCTCTGTGGAAATGTGATAAAACCAAGGGTCTGCTGTTTCTGTTTGTACACCTTCCGCTTGAGCATCCTGGTAACCGATATCCTGCAATCTCTCAACGCGCACATCGGTGATTTTCAAATTGATGCGCGACTGATCCCGGCGCATGTGAATCGATGGCCTCCACTTGATAGCAGAGGTATTCGGAACGTTGGAAAAATGTGCGGGCACACATGCTGGGTAGTCGGCTTTATAAAAAGTCGGCCCAGGGTCAAGGCTGGTTGGCTCTGTCCATGTTTCTCTCACCCAAAGCCGGTCGCCGGGCTGCCCGTATGGGCATTTGAGAATTTCTGACTCCGCGCAGTCTGCTGGCCAGTGCAGTGCTTTGAATTGGCCGTCCCAAAGCTTCTCGGGCATCCAGTGCTTAGGGTCAACATTTTTGGGTGGCTTCACCACACGCCGCGTCTGTGTCTTCCGGCCTTCTAAAATGGCGCGGATCATCTCGTCTTTGAATAAAATCGGGCGCTCTTTCATGATTTAGCCCTCATGCCTTCATCAAAGGCTCGGTTGATTGCTGCCATGGCCTGGTCGCTACCACCCATGTCGGGATGCGCCTTTCTTGCCAGGGCGTTGCGTGCCTTTTTGATTTCATCGGTTGATGCGTTTGGAGGCACGCCTAGCACCTCAAACCATTCTCGTTTTGCTGCTGATGTGGGCGGGGGTAGAGCGGTGAAGCCGGTGAATACTCGCTCAAGAATGGGACTGCCACCGTGGCGCTCGATCGTGCGCATGGCATCAAGCGTTGCTGCAATAGCGGCCAGGTTGTGTTCTACCTTGCTGTACAGGTCCAGCGCAATGACTTTGGTAGAGCCATCGCTTTGAACCCAGTACACCGCTGCGCCTGGGTCTTTGGGTGCTGCTTGTCCACTTCGGGGTAGGCCATCAAGACGTAGTTCAAGGTTTGTACTGATAACCACATCATCACCCACGCCCATCATGTTCAACTGCTCAAGTACCCTGCGAACGGCGTCATTTACAGTGATGTCTTTGTGAGATTTCCAGCTGCGACCGGTCGCCTGTTCTTTTTTGCCAAAGCGACCTTGTTGCCGGTACACATATTCTGTGCGCGGCCAACCCTGTGGCCACTGGAGTGGATACGCTTTGACCATCACACACCCCCATGTTTAACTGGCTGCACACACTCAAACCAACCAATACCCGCCACAAGAACACCACCGGCCTCAGTGCATAGTTGATGTTTTCCGTAAGTTGCAATTGCGTAGTAGGCCAAGAAAAGGACAATCAAAACGCCACCTAGTTTTTGCATCATCACACACCCCCATGCTTTGCGATGGCGGTGCTCATTATCCCCAGCGCAGTGTTGATCGCGCCATCCTCCAAATAGATTTTTGCTAACTCAACCTGCTCCACCAACTCCCGCACATCCGGCAATGCGTTTAAATCTACAAACTCACTCTCTGGAAATTGCATCCATTTTTTGATTCGAAACGCTTTGAAATAAGTTTCATCTGCTGTGGTGTAGTCGTAGCTAAATTCTTTTGGCAACCTGCGCAACACAGCCTTGGTTCCATTATCCAAGACCGCAATAAACCACTCGCTAAACCACTTTGGCGGCTCGCCATTTCCCCATGTGAATTGAGGCGGCACATCCGGCGCGGGTTGTGCCGGTGGCACATCATCGGTGATGACTCGCCCACACACTTGATGCTGTTCGTTGAATGTGACTTCCGAGCCATCAACACCGCGCTGACAGTGGGCGCAATACCAGCCTTTGAATTCCGCCGCGGGCTGAGGTGTGGTGTAAAGCAATTGGCCTGCATCGGGCACGAAGTCACCGAGAACTTCGCAAGTCTGATGCATCTTTCCATCAAGCTCGAAATGACAGCGCGTGCTTTTTAATACAGGCTCCGTAGGCTGTTCCGGCGCGGGTTGTGCCTTGGCTTGCATTGCGTCCATGATGGCGTTACCAAATATCAAGGCAATGCGTTGGCGCTGACGTTTGTTTGTGGCTTTCCACTCCGCTTTGCATGTCGAATAGATGCTGATTAACGAATCATCCGTCAACCGCACCACTTCGGCGGGTGGCTGCGCAACGGCTGGGGCTTTTTGGGGTGATGGGGTTGATTCAACAAGGAGCATCGCCCCCTCTTCTGGGTACTCGCTTTCATGAACCCGCAAACCGTGTTGAATTTTTCCATCATCGTCTTTAATAAACCCAACTGACAAAGTTACTGGCGTAGGCTCGTCATTTGCCAAAATCAAGTCTGCAAGAAACTTTGCTGTTTCTTCGTTAAGCTCCCAGCTTTGCGCAACGGCCGGGGCTTCGTCATAGAGAGGCTCTAGGTTGTATTTCCACCCCTGAAAATCACGCTTTTCAAGAATGAACTGTTCTGCTGCTTTCTTATCGACAAAACCAACAATTTTCGGAACTACGCCCACGGCCTGATCTTGTTGCTCTCTACAAAGTACCGCGCGAAAATGAACCGGCTCCTGCGCAACTGCTGGGGCGGGTTCACCCATGAAAGTTTGGCCGTTGATGTCAGCGATAAATTTGCGATTCAATTCCTCGGCTTCAAGCGCACGTTTTTTCCAGATAGCCAAATCTTCCCTTGCACCTCGGTATGCGTCTGAAAAATCAGCAACGGCTGGGGTTACTTGAGTTACATATTCAAACATCTGCTTGGCCTGCTCTGCATTGAGCAGGTTTGTTCCGCTTGGCCATCCGTTGCGTCCGGCAATTTCTGTGTCAATGCTGATTCCGCAATCTGGCGCAAAGTCCATTGGTAGTTTCCAACCAAGGAACCTATTAACCATGTGGGTTAAATCAACGGCTGGGGCTGGGTGGGTATAAAGAAATGTGTCAGGTTCAATTTCTTTAAGCTGTTGGATAACAATACCGTCGACATACTTACGGTTCGGACCATGACACGAAACTTCCCGCTTACCCATTACAGCTTTCGCCACCGGCTCTTGTGTCGATTGCTCGTTCATGAGGGCACCTTTTCCAAGTCACACAATGCCCAGTACACCGCCATGCATCCCTTGGCATCCCCCATGGCCGTGTGCGCGCCTTGAAGTTCCTCGCCAGTGAAATGCTTGAATGCCTCGGCCAAGGTGGGGTTTTTAAATGCCTTGCCTTTGCCTGGCAACTGCATGATTGGCTTGGCTTTCAACATGGTGCACTCGTGGTTGTCTTTTTCAGCCCAGGCTTCAAGAGCCTCTTCGGAAAGCCCATAGCGTTTCATGGCAATGCGAATGATGCGTTGGTCGAATGTGCGGTTGTGGGACACACGGTTGGCACCCTCAACCATGGCAAGAAACTGTTGAACCGCTTCCAGTTCATCTATGCCGTTGGCCTCGGCAAATTCCTGGCTGATGCCGTGGACATCGATCGTTTCTTGCGGAATGATCCAGCCATTGGGCTTGATGATCACGTCCATGGTGCTGATCACTTCGCGTGTTTCAGCATTGCACAGAATCCCCGCCAGTTGAACAAGGTGTGGTTGCGTGTCGGAATCGCTGGGAGACTGCCACTCAATTAAACCAGTTGTTTCCGTGTCGTAAAACCAAATTTTTTTCATGCTGCTTCCTTTGCGGTCTTGGCCGCGTCGTATTGTTTGACCGCCCAGGCGATGGCGTAGCAGGCCCAGTAAAACTGCACGGTGTAGTCTTCGAAGTTGTGTTCCCAGAAGTCTTGAAAATAGAAGTCATGGGTATGCCCGTTGGTAAGCAGGACCATATGCGAAAAGTCATGCGCTGCAATTTGCTTGCGGGTACCCTTGCTGTCGCTGTCGGCATTAACCACATCGTTTACAACGGCTTCCCACAAATCTCGGCGCTCTTCTTTATCGGTGCGATACCGGTTCTCACGAATCCAGCCGATCAGGTCCGCCATGACCACGCGCGTGAACGCCCCCTCGTCAAACTCTTTGAGCCCACCTCGATCAATGGCCACCAGCTTCTCAGCCCAATAGCCAGGATTGATTCCGTCGCCACGCTCAGAGTCCAAGCGGAAGAACTCGAACATATCGTCCAGCCGTTGAAACACAAAGTCGCCCATGTCGCCGGTATAAACCAGCGTTCCTGGATAGGTCACGATGTTGAAGTGATAAATTCCGGTACCGGGTTTTTTGAAAAGCAGGTGCCGATACAGGCCATCGTCACGAAGCACTTGCATTTGGTGTTCAGCAACGTCTCGCGCGAAGAATTCTTTTCCGATTTGGCGATTTTTCATGCTTGCACCTGTTGCTCTCGTTGTTTAATCACTTCCTCTCGCTGCTCTTTTCCAATGCAGTACAGCTGCAGGAATTCATCGACCACTTTCATGTCGCCGTTGTAGAACCGTTCACCCAGTTCGGTGAGGTGCTTACCAAGTTCGGTGATCATGAAACGATTGATTCCGTCCGATGGCTTCAAACCGTTTTGTATCGCGTGGACCATGCCGCGATAATCGATCTTCATGGCCTCGTGTTTTTTGGCCAGTGGTACGGTGTGTCCCCAGTTACCAACACGCTTGACGACACCGGTCATAATTGTTTTGTCTTGGTTTAATTTCATTTGCTTGCTCCTGGCTGGCTGAGTTCCAGCGCGATTAGTTCTGTGTTGACTATGCTTTTGACTTCGTACAGGTCTAACTTGCTGTAGGCCCTGCGCATGGCGAGGATGATGGCCATGCTGTGTTCCACTTCGCCTGGTGTAATTGGCATGCATGCCTCTAGGCGTTTGCAGAGTTTTTCAATCGGAGACACATCAATGTTCAGATTGAAATTGTTGGAGATTCGGCGCCACACGGATGTGAAACCCAAGACAGCAGGGATGGTTTCATACCGCTCGCCTTCCAGGCTTTGTTGAACAAGTACACCCCTTTGGTCCACATCCACCAACCCTTCGGAAAGCTGCCGGAAGAATCGATCAATGTCACCGAACACCAGGTCAACTTCATGCGGCAAGGCCTTTCGCAATTGATGCCGGTTTGCCCTGGGCGGTTTGGCCGGTTTGGCTTTGGCCTGGGCGCGTCGAATTTGTCTGTTCATGATTGGGATGCCTTTTCAATCAATTCCCTGATGTCATGGACCAAACCCCGGTTGCAATACCCCGCGGTTAGAAATTGAATGTCCCACACCAGTTTTTGGGTTTTCTCCAGTTCATCGACCAATTCCACAATCGCGCGAGGGTCCATGTTCATGGAGTCCCCGCGCTGAATATGAAACTGGGCGCGCTTTTTCAATTCCTCGGCCTGGATGGCCATGGTCAGAAAAGCGACATCAGGTTGAACAAGGCCGCACCCAGGGCACCAAAAGCACTAGCGATCAAAAGGAACAAAGCCTTGTTGGTGCGGTTTTCCTTGGTGATTCTTTGCTCAACCCGATTTGCAACCTTTTCACCGAACGTGATCACATCGTTTGGGTGGTTTTGATAGCACTCGTAAATTTCTTGTTCGCTGATGTACCGATTCATTGGGATGTCTCCTTTTGCTGGGTGGTTTGTTGCTCATGCTCTTCGTCGAAACCGATGTAATTCAGCTGTTCACGAATTGCCTTGTGATACCCAAGCGTGCTGGGTGGAACAAAACCAAAACGTCGAAACGTCTTGGCCACATCGGTCGCGCATGCTGGCCGGTACTGCACGGGTTGGTCTTTCATGGGTTCCTCTTCAATTAGAGTTTGGCTAGATCAGGCTATGGGCCTGGGGTAGGGCTGCACGCAACCCTTCACCCGAACCACTACCTAGTACCAATCACACCCACGTACCAAAGTGCAGCTGGAATAAACACTGCAGCACTTAGAACCACGATTGCTTTGATTTCATCTTTGTTCAGCATAATTTGATCCGTATACGGATTTTTAAGGACGAAGAAAAACCCTCAGTTCGAGGAACCCTGTGTTCTGTTCAAATGGCGCTGCCTCAAAGTCATCAAGGTAGCAATGCGCTTTAAGTAGCCAGCGCACCGTTCAAACTCTTGTGGCCCAGGCCTTGGATATCTGCTGTAGTTGGCGTTGTCCATCATGTCGTACACCTTGACCAAATACGCAAGGTCGTTGACCGCCACCCGCTCAAGGTAGTCCATCGGGTTTTCGCCCTGACGCTTGGTAATGGCATCAACTGCTTGGACTATCTCGGGGTCAAACAAAGCAGCAATGTCGCCCAGTCCAAAACTGGAGTCTTCCACCACATCATGCAGCATCCCCACCAGGTAAAAAGGATGCCCATAACGCATGGCGTTCTGCGCAACACGTTGAACGTGATCGATGTATGGTGCACCTGCTTGGTCTACTTGGTCTTTGTGGGCAGACGCGGCCATTTTTTTAACCAGGTCGATTTCATTCCACGTTTTTTTGAGTTGATCTGTCATTTATTACTCAATGTGTTATTAGTTTTCTTCCCACAATTCTTGAGGGACAAGTTCCTGACCGTACCCATTGAATAACCGGCCGCACCGGTCACAGTCCACATCGTTGGCTTGGTAGCTTTCGACCTGGGCACCGCATTGGCACCTCCAATTGCGGCCGATGATCCTGCCATCGTCGTCTAATTCGACGTTCACTTGATTAGACATTGACGTTCTCCCTGGCAACAATTATTTCGTAAAAGCCGCTACCAGGACCGTACCGCTCAAACAAATCAGCGAAGGCACCCACAAGCCGGTTCCGGTTTCCAATGTCGGCAGCATAGAAGGCCCTGTCAATTTGGCTGGCGAATCCACCGCCAAACACTTCCATCGCATTGGCCGCAAAAATCAACTGGTCGGCATTCATTTCGTTTGCATTCATGACAATCTCCAAAGTAGGGGGCAAGGCCCCCGGTCAATCACATTCCAATTTCATTAAAACCGTCAACAAGCGAATCACCAACTGCCGCCCAGGCGTCATAGCTGATGAAACCGTTGTTCATTTCTTCGCGCTGTTCCTGGGGCATTTGCTGTACGGCTTGCTGGTAGTACCGAATGGCGTGGGCGACAAAAGCCACACTCATTGGGCTGTTGAAGTTTTGGTTGTGGTTGATTACCCGCTCGATGGGGTGAAGGGGAAGGGCTCTTTCAACGACCTGATTCATACCTGACTCCGAAAAAGAAAAACAAAAAGAACACAGGTAAAGAATATCCGTATACGGATTTTTCTGCAACAAAAATATCCGTATACGGATATACTGTCGTTGAAATGCTATTGTGTCTTGGGCGTATTGATTGGAATGATGTCCGCTTGTGCGCAACCCTGGCCAGCTGGATTGGCTATGTCGCGCAACACCAGGGAGATTTCTTCCAAGGCCAGCAGCATGGCGGCGGCTTGAGCGGGTTCAATTCCAAGCCCGACTTTATTTAAGCGGCCATTGGCAGTGATGCCCAGGTGTAAACAGGCCACTTCTTTGTCGGGATTTTGGAGTTGATCGGTGTGCCAGTTGATGATTTGTTGTACTCGTTCGGGGTTTGTGGACCTAGACCCGATCCGTTGTGCTCTTCCTAGGAGTTGAAGGTATGGCTTTTGTTGTTGTTTGTTCATCGAAAATGTTGCCCTTGCTGCCCAGGGGCTTGGACGCCTCAACAAAAACTGCGGCTTCCAATTCCTCCGGTAGTGAATCTGAGAATAAAAAATCCACTGCCCCGGTCTTTTTGGCCTCGACGATTTTTACCAGCCATTTCAAGCATCTTCTGCGCTCGTTCGCATCCAGGGAGTTGAACAAGTTTAACAGTTGTGCTTCCTCTTCCTCAAGCAAGAAATACCGGTCCGGTTTAATACGGAAGGCCTTGGCCAGGCTGCTCACCATATCTAACGTAGCCGACTGGGTGTTGTTCAAAATTCTGTTTATGGAACTTTGTGCAACGCCACTGGCCACTGCCACGCGCCTTTGCGTGTCCAGTAGCTTTTCTCGCTCCATCAAGGCTTTAAGCCTTGTCTGTAATTGTTTATTGAGGTTCATAAGAAAATTGTTGCACAATAGGATATCCGTATGCGGATTTTCTAATTACTAACTTATTTATCGAACAATAACGGCGATATCCATTTATGACTCAGACTGTTTATCAAAGACTCCTGGACCGACTAGACAATGCACCGGTACCACTGTGCCGCATTGCCGAGGAAGCCAATGTGGCGCAGTCAACTGTTTCTAGGATCAGCCAGCGCGACTGCAAAAACCCCAGGGTAAAAACCGTGGACGCGCTCCTGGCGTGGTTCGACGCCTATGACCGCACATCAGCAAGTGCCATCGTAAGCGCAGTCGGGGACAGCGGTGACGTTGCTACACCCCTTGAAGTCGCTCATGAAAGCAAACAGGCCAACCACGATCAGGCTGGCAAACACAATGTCACGAATAGACGCCGCCGAGATTGGAACGCTGTTCGAGCGAGCACCTTGGGCAAAAAAACAAGCAGCACCCAAAAACAGTAGTACGCATTGAACTAGGAAATCATTAAACAAACGGTACCCCCAATGACAAGCGATCAAGACCAAAATCCAATGTTATCCAGGTCGGGAAAGTCTGACCCCTCGGGCAAGCTGCACAAACGCCTGGACATACCACTGTCCGAAGAACTAGAAGAATCAATCATTGCCCTGGCCACATTGGCTGGACTTTCTAAAGCTGAATATGCCAGAACCATTTTGGAAAGGCACGTTTACGGCGAACTCACATTAGTCCGAAGAATGACACATAGGGGCGGTGTTAATCCATCCGAGAAATATCCGAAAACGGATTGTGGCGAATGACAGCGGACTGGATTGCAAGACAAATCATGCTTGTTCGTCGGGTAGAAAAGACCAACAGGTTGAAATTTAATCCCAATCCAAAAGGTGTTATGAAGCCGCAGGGCTGCGCGATGGTGCTGTATCAGTTGTTTGTGGATAACCCCCATCGTTTTTTTACCAGGGCCCAGTTGGTTGACGCTGCCAAAGAGCATGCGAAATCAGCAGAGGCGGTGGACTGGGCCATCATTTTTTTGAGGTCCAGCCGTGTGATTGAGGCAGTTATCGATTCACGGCGCAACAGTAGATACAACCGATATAGATTAAATCCGTCTTTTTTTTCTCACGAAAATCCGTATACGGATCATGGGCAATCAAAGCAAGGCAGCGAGGACAATCAGAAATGAAGTATTACCAACACCACATTGGGGACTTCGACAAGGCAACACGCCATTTAACGCGGCTGGAGCGCAGCGTTTACCGTGACCTGATCGAACTGTATTACGACACGGAGCAGCCATTGACCCTGGACCGTGCCGCGTTGTGCCGAAAAATCATTGCGCGATCCAACGAAGAGTCAACGGCCGTTGAACAAGTGTTGAACGAGTTTTTTACGGAAACACCAACGGGTTGGTATCACGAACGCTGTGAATCGGAAATTGAGAAGTACCGGGTTAACAAGGCGGCTCACTGGACTCGATTACTAAGGCCAGAACAAAAAGCAGCCTTGAACGCCGAGAGAAGGGCAAAAAAATTACAAGCCACACCACCTTGGCTTACCGATGAACACCGCACCTTAATTTATGGGTTTCACAGGGAGTCATTGGTGCTTTCGATCACGACAGGAACGCCCCATGAGGTCGATCACATCATCCCGCTTCAGTCAAAGCATGTGTGCGGCCTGCATGTGCCATGGAATTTGCAGATATTGACTGCGACTGAAAACCGTCAGAAATCAAACTTTTTTGAGGTGGCCAGCTAATGCACTACTACAAGCGAAATCTAGGCGATTACGCCAAGAAAGCGGGGCGGCTGTCGATGCTGGAGCACGGAGCGTACACGCTTTTGATTGATGCGTGCTATGACCGTGAACGCTTCCCCACGGAGCAGGAGGCCATTGAGTGGACTTGGGCCAGAAGTGAGGCCGAAATAGATGCTGTTCGCTTTGTTTTGAGCCGATTCTTTGAATTGCGTGATGGTTTCTACGTACAAACCCGTATCGAAGAAGAGATATTGAAATACCAAGAAAATGCGGCCACAAATGCACGTATCGCCAGGGAGCGTGAAGAAAACAGAAAGAAGAAGACACGGACCGTGCACGAACCGTGCACGAAAGACGGTGAAAACGACACGAACCTCCACCTAACCAAGAACCAAGAACCAATAACCAAGAACCATTCTTTAAATACTTCGTCGCCCCAAGTGGCGACCAGGGCAACCGCCAATCGGTTCGAGGACTTTTGGAACACCTATCCCAACACGCCGCGCCGAGTGGCCAAGGCCAAGTGTTTGCAAAAGTGGAAGGCATTACACCTGGACGAGCAGGCTGACGAAATCATCAAACACGTCACCGCCATGAAAGCCACCGAGCAGTGGCGCGAGGGCTATGAGCCTGCACCGTTGACGTACATCAACCAGCGCCGCTGGAGCGATGGCATACCTGAAATCCAGAACACCCCACAACCCCAGGCCAAAAAGCCTGTTGATCTGTGGTGGACCACGGACCATGGCGTGATTGCAAAAGGCAAAGAGCTTGGCCTTAACCCACGCCCAGGCGAAACCATGGGCGAATTCAAGGGCCGGATCAATTTGAAGATGAACGAGGTACCGGCCTGACTGGCCAGGGCAAGTAGGCATGAGCAAGGAGTGCGAAGCATGCAAGAGCAGACACAACAACCAAAGACCCACCGGGGGAGCATTTCGATTGACCTGTGTGAACTGTTGCGCGGCCTTGGTGGCCAGCACCAACCCACACAAGCAACACGCCAGTGCAATGTTGGCCTGCATCGAGCGCACGCCAGGCGCACCCAAGCGCAAGGCCGTACTGGCCAAGGTACGCCAGTTGTTGGGCAAGTTGGAAGAGGGGGGAGCCAGTGAAAACCGATCTGAGCAAAGTCAATAAGTACCGCATTCGACGCGGCCAGTTGGCATCAACCGATGATTTTGGACCCAATGGCGCGTTCTACATCCCGCATTTCAACAAGGCAAGCACCCTGAGTTTCCAGGTGATCGCCTCAAACACCAATGGATGGGAGCACGTCAGTGTGTCGCTGCCCAAGCGCACACCGACCTGGGACGAAATGTGTTTCATCAAAGACCTGTTTTGGGAAGACGAGGAAGTGGTGATGCAGCTACATCCGCGCAAGAGCGACTACATCAACATGCACAAGAACTGCCTGCACCTTTGGAAGCCAACCAGTGGGGAGATTGTCACGCCCCCGAAATCATTTGTGGGGTTTTGATCATGACCTACCTAGCGCAAATTATCCGACCCACCGCGTGCTGTAAATCGGACTTCGGCATAGGCGATGTGGTGAAAGTGCAAATGCTTCAACCTTCTGATGGGCGGTGGTTCTGCTCTATCTGTAAAGCGTTTTACCCGCCAGGCGAAGTGATGGCTTACATCAAGTACCCGGATGCCGTTCCTGCGTATCGACTGAAAAACCTACCCCCACCGGACCAGGTGGATATCGATGAACCCGCCCCACTGGAGGCAGAAACAGCATGAGCAACCAAGTTCAACCAATAACGCCAGGCACCACGAAGGTGGCCACGGTGGACATGACTCAAGGCCAATTCAAAGAACTGGTGGTGTTTGCCGTGGTGGGTGCTGGATTCCATTCCATGGACTTCGCCCTGTGGGCCGCATCCAAGGGCCTGGCATTGCACACCGGCGACCAGCACAACGAGTCATTTGAGTGGGTACCCGAGAAGTTGGGCGAACTCACCGTCGAATCCCTGCTTTCCATCTTCCGCGAGATTCGCGGCCACAACCAACCTCAAAAGGTGCATTGAAATGAGCAACAAACCACATGAAATAACCAGTGAATATGTCGAGGCTTCCATTGCAAGTGAGCATTATTTCACCGCTTACGAAGGCGTAAAGTACGGCCGGATAACTCGTGACGAGCCACAAGGTAGCGAGTCTTTGAAATTGCTTACCTTGTGTGTTTTGGTTCTCAGAAACGGTTTGACTTCATTAGGTGCTAATGCTTGCCTTGATCCTTCAAAACACAATCCGGAGCACGCTCGGGCATTGGCGCGGGATGTCGCAATTCACCAAGCGAAGGGAATTATTGCTTACTACTGGAAAAACAAAGATCGGGGCGGCAAATGAGAAACCCGACCTTTGAACGCCCAGTACGCACCATTGTTCGCCTGGCCAATGGCAATCCAATTGCAATTCGCAACGCCATGAATCTGTGGAGTTCGCCGCGCAAGCCCAAGACATTGCCTGGACTGATTAGACACCTGGGGACGCTGCCCAAGCCAACCCTGCACGCAATTATTCAGAAACTGGAGCGGTATTCATGAAGCCGCTTTACATCTTCGACCTGGATGGAACACTGGCCGACATTGAGCATCGCAGACACCTAGTTGAGAAAAGCATTTGCCCTTGCTGTGGCGGTGTCGTTTTTGTTGATCTTGAGCCAACGAATTTTTGCGAATCTTGTAACGGAACCGGGTGGAAAAAAACAGACTGGCCAGAGTTTTATCGCCAGTGTGTGCATGACACGCCTAAGTGGCCAGTGATAAACACGCTGATTTCCTTGGCCAGGCAAGGGGCCGATGTGTGGATTTGGTCGGGCCGCTCTTCTGAGGTCATGAACGAAACACGCGCTTGGCTGCAGCAATACATTCCAAGTGATGAACTGGAAGAAATTGAATTGTGCATGCGCCGTGAGGGCGACTACACACCTGACGAGCAGTTGAAGGCCGGTTGGTATGACGCACTTACTGATTACGACCAACGCCGCCTAGTTGCGATTTTTGACGACCGCCAAAAGGTTGTGGATATGTGGCGATCCAAAGGCCTAACCTGTTTCCAAGTGGCGCCGGGGAATTTCTGATGCGTACATTCTGGAAACATGCGATCAAAACCGACCTGGTGCGCTACACCATGCCGGTTTACGAATGCGATGGCGTGAAGGCGGTGGCTTGTACTGCTGTACAGATTCATGCAATCGAAAGCTATCTTGGCCCTGCTTCGACGTATGAGGCAAAGCGGAGGTGGGTTTTTGGAAGCCTTCAGCCCATGTTTCCTTTGAATTTACACGTCATTGATGAAAACCAGTGTTGGGTTTGGTTGCAAGACGAAGAGGGCATTGTTGTTTGTTTGCCGTGTGTTTCGTTGAGGCAAAGATTGTATGGGGAAAGTTTTAAATGAACCCCCCACGCCTGCGCTGCGCTTTTTGTGGAAAGTTGACCGTACCTTTCGTGATGATTGGCACCGAAGCGGTGGGGCCGAAGTGTGCCAAGCGTGCTGGATTGAATCGTAAAACGATGGCCGGTACCAAAGTGCAGTTTGTGAAGGCCTTGCCGCAATCGCAGCTGCACCCACGAACGCTGCCGCTGTTTGCAGACCTGGAGGAAGAGCAACCATGAAAGTTGAATGGAAACGGTTTGATAAAGATGACCAGAAGACTTGGCCAGAACACAACGAGCTTGTTTGGGTATACAACGAGTGGGGTTTTAGTTTGGTAATAATTGACCGAAGTTCTGAAGGTCAAATTTTCTTTGACGTTTTTGGTGCCCACGGCTCTGATTGCGAGCCCTTGGTTCAGGAGCGGTGTTGCATTTGTTGGAAACGCGCTGATCTGCCCAAAAAGCCGGAGTTTCCCCTGTGACAGCCATTCACATGACCGAGGACCAGTACCTGGCAATTATTGCCCGGAGAAATGCTGCGCCTTCAATTGTGGAAATGCGCGACAACCCGCAGGCCAAACAGCCAAAGCAAAAGTATCGCAACACGAAGGTGGAAGACGAGGGTGTGAAGTTCGACTCCAAAGCGGAGCATCGGCGGTGGGTGCACCTGGTTAATCAGCAAAAGAAAAAGGCGATCAAAAACCTGCGCCGACAGGTGACATACGAACTAATACCCAAACAAGCCAGGCCTTCGGGCGGGTACGAGCGCGCCACCAACTACATCGCGGACATGGTGTATGAGGACTTGGAAGGCAACACGATTGTTGAAGACGTAAAAGGCCACGCCACGCCGGAGTACCGGCTTAAAAGAAAACTGATGCTGTGGGTTCACGGCATTGAAGTGAAGGAGATTAGATCGTGAATGTTGTTATTTACACGGATGACCTGGAGCCAATCACCATTATTGACTTGCCCATTGATTTTTGTCGCATGGGATATGAACGCAGGTTTGTTCGCGTGGCTGTGCCCATGCCGATATCGGTAATGCTCGAAACCGATCCGCTGCTGTTGGAGAATCACATTGTTACCCTGAAGTTCGACAAACTAAAAAAATCGAACAAGCGGGGTGAAATCATTGAATCCTGGATCATCACCACGGACGACGAAGTGTTGGCCTTGAAACTTAAGCCTGGTTGGCTGCCTGGTCAACGTGGCGCGATCAATGATTATGAGCGGATTATTGAATCGCTTTCCACCGCGCTGTTCTCAACATTGAGAGGTTCCCTGGGTGACTGAAAAACTTACCCCACAACAAGAGAAGTTCTGCCAAGAGGTAGTGAAGGGTAAAAGCCTTTCCGATGCGTATCGCGCTGCCTACAAGGTGGGGAAAATGACGCCCAAATCGATCAACGAGTGTGCATCCCAATTGCGTAAAGACCCCAAGATAACCTCAAGGGTCAACGAATTGGCCCAAAAGGTCGAGGGTGAAGTGGTTGTCGAGACATCCAAGATATTGCGTGAGGCCTTGCGCCTGGCTCAATCGAACATCGCAAACATCATTGATCCTGCAACTGGCCGGGTGAAACTGCCCCATGAACTGGACGCCGACACTGCCGCTGCCGTTGCCTCGTTCAAAATTGATGAATTTGGGCGCATTGAATACAAGTTTTGGGACAAAAACAGTGCCATTGAACGCCTGTTTAAACACAAGGGATTGTTCAAGCAGGACAACGAACAAAAGAACGACCCAATTACTGCGTTGATGAAAGCTGTAACTGGCGGCGTATTAAAACCAGGTGCTGTATTTAAGCCAGGGCAGATTACTCAGGACGATAAAGACAATGAGTGAGTTTGCCCACGACGAACAACAGTTGATTGAGAATTTGAAAGACCCTTTGTGGAGACTGACGAGTGGCAGTATTTACAAGATTGTCACCAAGGGCGACAGCGAAGACGATGAAGGGTTAGTTGTTCCTTTCAAACCCAACCGCGCACAACGCCGGTTTTTGTTCAAGATGCACAACCGCAACTTGATTTTGAAGGCACGGCAATTGGGTTTTACTACCCTGATGTGTATTTTGTGGCTTGATACCGCATTGTTTTCATCTGAGCCGATTAAGTGCGGTGTGATTGCACATAATCGAGAGGCAGCCGAAGAGATATTCAGGGACAAAATCCGGTTTGCTTATGACAATTTGCCCGAAATAATGCGTGCGATGTTCCCTTTGAAAAAATCCACTGAATCTCAGTTGGTATTTGCTCACAATGGCGCATCTATTCGGGCTGCCACCTCCATGCGATCAGGAACCATTCACCGCCTGTTGATCAGTGAATTCGGAAAGATATGCGCCGAGAGCCCCAAGCGTGCGCGTGAGATTGACGCTGGTTCAATTCCTACGGTACCGATGTCTGGTATCTGCGTGATTGAATCCACTGCCGAAGGGCAAGACGGTAGCTTTTACAAGAAGACCCAGCGCGCCCAGGCGCAATACGAGCAAAAGGCCAAGCTGTCGGCCAAAGATTATCAGTTCCATTTCTTTGCCTGGTGGGACAACCCTGAATATGAAATTGATCCTGACGGTGTGATTATTTCGCCTGTGATGCGCGAATACTTCACGCGGGTTAAGGCCATCATTGGGCGCGAATTAAGCGAGGGTCAAAAGGCCTGGTACTGCGCAACACTTGAAAGCGAATTCAACGGCGAACAGCCTGTCATGTGGCAGGAATACCCCAGCACCTGGGTTGAAGCCTTCCAGGTATCGACCGAAGGGTGTTTCTATGCCACTCAAATGTCCAAGGCCAGGCAAGATGGCCGGATCGTTGAGCGCATTCCGCTGGTTCAGGGTGGTTGCTACACCTTTTGGGATATTGGCCGTGGCGACATGACCGCAATTTGGGTGATGCAAAAGGTGGGTATGGAATATCGATTCATCCGGTACCACGAAGCCAGCGGCGAAGAATTGAACCACTACAGCACTTGGCTTCAAGGCCTGGGGCTAACCTTTGCTACTCATTACCTTCCACACGAAGCCAGTCACAAGCGCATTGGTGCAACACCTGACACCAACAAATCCATCAAGGAAATGCTTGAAGGCCTGATGCCTGGTCAGAAGTTTGAGGTGGTTGACCGGGTAACAACGATTGATCAAGGCATTCAAGCCACTCGATCAGCGATCAATCAGTCATGGTTTGATGAAACAGAGTGTGCGCAAGGGCTCAAACGCCTACAGAACTACCGCAAGAAGTGGGATCAGACCAACGCGCGTTTTACCTCAACCCCGGTTCACGATGAAAACAGCCACGGGTCAGATGCATATAGGCAGTTTGCCCAGCGACTTGAGGCTGGTGATAGCTTTATTCAGGGCACAGCGAAGCTGGATAGGAAAAAGTCTTGGAGAAGGCGCTCGGCCATGGCGACTTAAAAACTGTCTCTCCCAGGAGTCACGCCTTGCACCAAGCGGCGTTCCAGTGCCACACCATATCTGGGCCTTTTCGTGGCGGTACTTTTACCCGTAGGGGCCAAACCCAGAGTACAAAGCGATGGTGGCCGGGTCTGAAACCGGCTTGCCTGCAACTACAACCCGTATGGGCTGCAGGGGTCCGACAGCCCCTAGCCTTCAAGCAAAACGCTTGACATTCTGCTTAACGTCGGTGCGCCCATTTCGGATTTCATTCACCATCAAGGCTACCGGCTGCCCCTGCTTGTGACGGCACCACTTAACTGGTACAGGGTAAGGCGATCCAACCGATAGTCTTGATGCGCCTGTCTTTCCAGGCTGCCAGATGGCCCCCGCGTCCGGGCTGGTTTACACCGCATTCTTGCGAATCATCCATCAAGGCTGGAGGCTGTTGCGCCTCGGCCTGGAACCCCAAACCGACAACCACCAGTCTTGATGCGGCTGCTTACGCCAGCCACTCGCCCTTTCGGGTGGGTTCCGTTATCCCACGGTTTCCTTGGGAGGTCACACCAGGTAGCACAGGAGGAGTCGTCTACAGGTTGATCAATCATAGTTCCGTATACGGATTTTTTCAATGCTTTAGCGTGTCGTGGCAAGGATGGCAGAGTCTGTGCAAGTGCAATCTTGAGGCGGACCATGGGCATCACACTGGACACAACAAAGTCATTTCTGACTCGAACACACGGCGACATCATTGCGAACTACTCCTGGATCAACGACGAGCGCGCGCTGGTTCTGATTCCCGCTTTACGAAAAAATGCAGCTTGGTACGTGGTGATGGAGTCAGCAGCATTCAAATACGACGACCCACATTACCTGGCCAAACAGTGCGTGATTGCCTGTGATGTGTTGGGCATAGAGCCCAATAAAACCAACTGGGTGCGCATTGCCACCATCATCAATGAAGGCCTGCCGGACCTGATCCGAATGCCTGCCGCTCCTGAAAAGGAATTCCACAATCAAAGTTTCGGTCGAATGATCCTTCGCGCGGATGGCCAGGTCATGGCCGAAGAGTTGATTCGCCTGGAAAAGGGCGGTGCCAACTATGCCTAATGCCTTTGACGAAATCACCTCAGTTCGTGGCCGTGGCCCAGGTGAACGTGAACTGGGTGTGGACAACATCACCGACACGCTGACACCCGAAGAGCGCAATCAACTTGCCCCCAAGCAGGTTCATATTTTGGATGGGGACGAAGCGCGCAAGGAATTGCGCAAGCTGCTTGAATGGTTCTACTACGAGCGCGAAAAGCAGGCCACCAACCGCCTCGAAATGGCGATGGACGCAGACTTCTACGACAACCTTCAATGGACCGAAGAAGACGCCCAGGCACTGCGCGAACGTGGGCAAATGCCCCTGGTGTACAACGAGATTGCGCCCATGGTCGATTGGATCATTGGTACCGAACGCCGCACTCGCGTGGATTGGGATGTGCTGCCCCGATCCGAAGACGATGTGGAAATGGCCGACATCAAGAAGAAGGTCATGAAGTGGCTGTCTGACATCAACCGTGTGACGTTCAATCGTTCGCGTGCGTTTGCGGATTCCGTGAAGGTGGGTGTGGGCTGGGTTGACGATGGTGTGCGTGATGACCCCACACAAGAAATCATCTACGACCGATACGAAGATTGGCGCAATGTGCTGTGGGATTCAGCAAGTTATGAATTGGACCTGTCTGATGCGCGGTTCTTGTTCCGCTGGCGCTGGGTGGATGAAGACATCGCCGTGATGATGTTCCCGGATCGTCGTGATGCGATCCTCAAGCAAGTCGTTGAAGGCTCCCACCAGGATGTCGAGGGCTGGGACTTGGACACCTGGACCACGGGTTACGAGGTCAACAACACCGTGTACAACGGGCGAAGCGGCTCAATCTACGCCACTGGCCAAGGCGCTATTGCGGACGCCAAGCGAAAACGCATCAAACTCATTGAGTGCCAGTACAGAAAGCCGGTTCGAGTCAAAGTGGTGGCTGATGGCCCCATGGCCGGTGCGTTTTATGACGAGCGCGACCAGGCCATGTCCCAGGCATTGGCCTTGGGCGGTGGAACCATCATCGACAAGGTGATGATGCGTGTGCATTTTGCGGTGTTCACCGAATCCGACATGCTGGCCATGGGCCCGAGCATCTTCCGTCACAACCGTTTCAGCCTTACCCCCATTTGGTGTTATCGCCGTGGCCGGGATCGCCTGCCTTATGGCGTGATTCGTCGCGTTCGTGACATGCAGCAAGACTTGAACAAGCGCGCATCCAAAGCACTGTTCATGCTGAACACCAACCAGATCATTGCCGATGAAGGCGCAGTAGAAGATTTGGAACTGCTGCGTGATGAAGTGGACCGACCCGATGGCCTGATCGTGAAAAAGGTGGGTAAGGACATTACTATTCGCCGCGACACGGACGCGGCCACCGGCCAAATTCAGATGATGACCCTGGCCGCACAATCGATTCAAAAGGCTGCTGGTGTCAGCCAAGAAAACCTTGGGCGCCAAACCAATGCTGTATCGGGTGAAGCGATCAAGGCACGTCAACTGCAGGGCAGTGTCGTGACCACTGAACCCTTTGACAATCTGCGCCTGGCCACACAGATTCAGGGTGAAAAGCTCATGAGTCTGTCCGAGCAATTTCTCACTGAGGAAAAAGTGGTTCGCCTTACTGGTGACAAGGGCAAGATCGAGTGGTTGAAAATCAACCAGCCCGAGCAACAGTGGGATGGTTCAATTCGCTACATCAACGACATCACATCTACCCAGGCTGATTTTGTGGTTGCAGAACAAGACTACGCGGGAAGCCTGCGCCAAGTCATGTTCGATTCATTGAATCAGTTGGCCACGCGCTTGCCGCCCGAGGTCAGCCTTCGCCTTATGACGGTGGCCTTGGAGTATTCGGACCTACCCAACAAAGACGAGATTGCCGATCAAATCCGGTCAATTACCGGGGAGCGTGACCCGAACAAGCCAATGACCCCCGAGGAAATGGAGCAACAATCCCAACAGATGCAGGCCCAGGCCGAGGCCATGCAGATGCAAAAGCAACAAGCCATGTTGGCCCTGGAAGAGCAGGCCGCCAAGGTGCGTGAACTCAATGCCAAGGCTGCCAAGATTGAGGCCGAAGCCATGACCGTGGGCGCGGGTGGCGATCAACAGGGTATGGAGTTGCAGCAACGCATGCAAGAAGCCTTGATGCAGGTTCGCCAACAAGCGGCCGATCAGGTGGATCGCATGGCCGACCAGCTGCGCAAGCTGCAATCAGAGTTGGCCAACCGCACTTTGCAAATCAACAAGGATGCCGATGCCAAGCTGGAAACAGCGCGCATTGATGCCGACGCCAAGATTCGCGTGGCAGAGATTCAAGCAGCCAATGACAAGGCTCTCGATGCGATCAACAAGCGGCTTGAAATGATGACCCAAGCCCTGGAAAAGCGCATCAAGGATGCAGAGTCAAAGGCTGTTGAAACGGCAAAACCCAAGGAGGCGGCACGGGCCGAACCCGCCCAACCCGCAAGCCCACCGCCTGCGCCCATCACGATCAACGTGGAAGTGGACGCCAAGAACAGTACATCCAAAAGCATCCAGGTAAAGCGCGACGAAAAGGGCGACATTGTTGGTGCTGATGTGATCGAGGATCAGCCTGCCGAGCCAAAACCAAAGGCCAAAGCAAGCAAAGCGACACGCAAGAAAGCCACCAACCAGGATTCTGAGGGCTGATTATGCGTCCAGGTCGCCCACTTCGATCGTTTGCTGTCGGTGTAGTTGATGCCATTGCCGGTGCCGCTAATTTTGTGGTGCGCGTGATTGTCGGCGTGGCATTCAGCACTGTGGCCAGGTTGATTATTGGGACAATGCGCCCAAGTATTCGATTGACCACCTCGGCCCGATTGATGGCCATGGTTAAACCTGGCGTGGCGCTGCTTCGTGCTTTTGCAACTGGCACCGCTTCGGTCTTGATTAAGCCTGGGTTGGCCATGGCTAACCGATCCGTGGGGACTCTGAGCAAACCCATTGCGGTACCCGCTTTTGATGTGATTCATTCCTTTGTGAATTTGACTGCCAATCGAGCCGCCAACGCTGTGGTCGAAGAGGCAGTTGGGACGCGAACGGATTGGACCAATGATGCAAACGCAACCGGGCCCGTAAATGGCAGTGTGGCCACAATCACCGGCAATAGTTTGGGGTCAATGGGTGGAAGGCTTGTATTTTCCTATCCATCCAACGTGGCAAAAGATGCGTTGACCATTACCAAAGTTGAATTGAAGTTCCACATTAGCCAGGCGGGAACATTGCTTGGAAATGGCTCACTGCGCATTGGCTATGAAATCAACGGTGGTGCGCGCATTCAATTGGCGGCGTTCACGGCCAACCTGGATGCATTGGTCACCCCGCAAACATTTGACATTACAGCGGCGGTGGGCGGTGTGTGGTCCCGAATCCCCACGATCAAAACCTACGTTGAATTTGACACTGCAGCCTTGAACACCTCAAGCGCATCTGTTGATGCGGTCCTCGTCCATATCCAAGCCAACCGAACGGAGTTAAACACATGATTTCAATTCAAGCCAATGTGGTGGTGCAATGCCAAACCCAGGCCGAATACGACTGGGCCTTAAATGAGATTCAAGCCAATTCGCCTGGTGTTCTGACGCTGGTTTCACAAGACCCAGCAAACCTGCGTATTGACACCCAATTCAGCGAAACAGAAGAGGTGCAATAAATGGCCGCTGCAATTTTGAACCAGGGGCGCACCGCAATTCGTGATGCCTTAAAAACGCTTATATCTCACATTGTTGTCAGTACAGACTCCACCGCTTTTTCTGCGACACAAACCACCGCCAATCCAAGCGGCGCGGGTACCAACCTCATTAAGGCCAGTACCGAAGTGGATGTGGATGCATTCACGTTCGATGCACAAATCAACATCAGTGGCGACACCGAGTTTACAGGGTTGAATATCAACACCATTGCTCCGGCCAACGGCAATACAGCGGCCAATGCCCTTGCTCGTGTGGTGCGCACCAATCCCATCGGTGTTCAGGCTGGGGATGTTTTCACGGTCGGTGTTCGTGTTCAGGTACAGGACGCAAGCTAACCATGGCCAATGAACTGCGCTTTGTTGTTGACACCGGTGGTGTGCCGCTCACTGCCAGATTGGTCAGTGGCGCCACGGTCGTGGCTGACAACATTGCATTGACTGAGGTGTTTGGTCATTACTACGTGGGCGATGTGCCGCCTGCACTTCCAAGGGGTGTTTATGCTGCTTTTGCTCTTAACGGTGTGGGTGAAGTTGTCTCTGTGGGCGAACTCCTGTGGTTGGGCGATAGGGAGCTTGATCCAACGATTCTGGACGATATCAGCCTGATTCACGGACTAAGGACTGGCGCGCCTTTGAGTGTCACACCCACCCAAAGAGCAGCCGGTTCTATCAACCAATCTATCACCCAAGTGGGAGATAGCGTAACCGTGAGCCGCACATCATGAACGCCTTTCAGATTGCCGTTCAGGGTGCAGGTTTTCCGCTGTCTACGCTTTCCATGGCGGTTCATGGCCTGTTGTACCCAGAAGAACAACAAGACTTGCTGGCTCAATACATCGGCGGTGGTTATCGCCGTTCTGTGTCTGCCCAATCAAAAGCAAATGCAGATGCTGACACTGAAAATGATTTGATTCTCCGTGTGCTGGACAAGTGGGAATACATCGATGCGCAAAACGAACTGGCGCGTATTCAATCCTTGCAATCGGCACCTTTGCCAGTGCAAACCCGACTCAACGCACAAGCTACAGAGATTGGTGACAAAGATGTAAAAATTTCTCCCAATGCATCTGCGCCAATAACGGTACCTGGCCAGGCACTTGCCACGGAGAGTTCAAAAGATTCAATCCGAAATCAACGACATGCAGACGAAGAAGCGTTGATGTTGATTCTGGCAAACCTTTGAGGCGTACCGACAATGAATGAATCCTGGGTAAAGATGGCGTTCGACAATGTGATGAGAGGCCAGGAAAAAATGGCCGAGCAGCTTAATGATGTTCAAAAAAAGGTCCATCACCTGGACAAGTGTTTGGACTCGTTAAAGCTGCGTGTTGACGACTATCGCAAAGACCAAAGCGAAGAGTTTGAGGCCTTGCAAAAAACAATTAAATCGATTGTTCCCAATGGCGATTTTGACGGGCACCGAAAGGACCACGAGCTACGCATGGTGAAGGCAACTCGCTGGCAGACCTGGCGCACTGGTTTGGTTTTCGATGTGTTGCGCCTTTCTTTGTTTGTTGGCGGTGGATGGGCCGCTCATGCGCTTTGGAACAGTTTTAAAGCGGTGCTTGCCGCAGGAGGTGTGTGATGGGGCTTGTGTATAACGCCAAGAAAATTACAACCGGCTCATGGTCCATGCGACTGTGGTACCTGGCTGGGTTTCTCAATGCGATCGGGCTTGCTTGGCCTTTGATTGAGCGTCATGTGGAGGCGGTGGCCTCGCCGTTTTGGTTTCACATTGCTGGCCTGGTGGCCGGTCTTGCTGGCCAAGTGGCCCGTGTGATTTACCAACAAGACTTGCAAGAGTAACCATGGCTCAGTTTCAAACCGTTGATGAAGTTATTGAATACGTCCTTAAAAAAGAGGGCAAGTACCTTAATCACCCCAGTGATCGTGGTGGGCCAACCATGTGGGGCATTACTCAGGCGGTGGCCAGAAAGCACGGGTATACGGGGCCAATGCAGGAATTGCCACGCAACAAAGCCAAGCAAATCTACATGCAGGACTACGTGATTGAGCCTGGCTTTGGCCGGGTAATGGCCGTGTCTATGCCGATTGCCGCTGAAATGGTTGAGGCTGGTGTGAATGTGGGTACCAGCTGGCCTGGCCGGTGGCTTCAAGAATGGCTCAACCTGTTCAACCTCCAAGGCCGCGCCTATCCAGACATTGTGGTGGATGGCGACATTGGTCCTGCCACACTTCGCGCCCTGAATTCATTTCTGAATTACCGCGGCAAAAAGGGTGAAGAAGTCATGGTGAAGTCATTGAACTGCAGCCAGGGCGACCGGTACCGCGACATCACTGTGGCACGGCAAAAGAATGAGGATTTCATTTTTGGTTGGATGGACCATAGGGTGGCGATATGAATACACGAGTCATTGGTGTACTGGCTGTTTTGGCTTTGTTGGTGCTGGGTGCCTGGCGCATTTACCACATGGGATATGACGAGGGCCAAGGCGATGAACGCGCAATCTGGACTGAAAAAGCCAGGGCCCAGACCCAGCAACACAATGAAGAAATGGCCAAGGCGCGCAAGGCCGAGCAAACCCTGCGCGATCAAGCAGACACACTGAAAAAGGAAACCAGCGATGAAATTGCACGCCTTAATGCCAATGTTGATCATCTTCTTGGCAAGTTGCGCGACCGCCCCAAGCGACCCGTTGCCCCCGCTGCCGGTGCAGTGCCCACAACTCCCACCCCTGGAGCCGATTCCCCAGGATGTGATGGACGCCGATTATATGGAGAGGATGCAACTTTTCTTGTCCGGGAAAGTGCCATCACCAATTACCTTCGATTACAGCTTGCCGCCTGCCACGTTCAATACGGACAAGCCCGAGAACAACTAGCCCAGTAGCCTTGCTCCCCCTGTGTACCTGAACTGCCCAGGCGACAGGGTTTCACCCCCGGTGAGTTTGTGCCGGGGGTCTTTTTGGTTTCGTGCCAAGGATGAAATAGTGAGCCTGCATAAACCCAAAAACCCATAAGGACAATTCCATGAGCGAGCAAACCATTACCCCTATCACCCGTGAAACCTTCCAAGCCAAATTCACCTTTGATTTGGGTGCAATCAATTTGCTGTTGAAGGGCTTGGGCAAACTGCCTGCCGAAGAATCGTATGACGCAATCAATGCTTTGAAAAATGGCTTTGAGGCGCAATTCAACCAGGCCGTTGAAGAACAACGCGAACAGATCAAACAGGCCGCGCTCGATGCGGAAAACAAACTCAAAGGAGATTTACATGCTGACCGCAAAGAGTGACGAAGACAAGAAGTGGCAAGCCGAGTGCGACATGCGCACGTTGATGGAAGCCAAAAAGATTGAATCTGACCCCAAACGCCTGAAAGCTGCACAAGCCATGGCCAAGGAAAAGATGATGGAGGCGGCAAAGGTCGCATCCGAGGACTAATTTTTAACCACCCACAAGAGGTATTCGCGCATGAGTGCAATGGACAAAGACCTGGCAGCAACCCTCACCCCCGAGGAACTGGAAGCCATCAATTCCACCGATGAAAACACCACCCCCAATGAAGAAGACAAGGCCGCGTTAAAAGCCTTGGCCGATCAGCATGTGGATGATGACAAAGACGACGATGATGATGACGACAAAGGCGACCCCAACGCTGCGCCGGTAGAGGGCAAACCCGATGCCAAGGAAAAAGCCGCTGCCCAAAACGATGACGACACCAAAGCGGGTGACGACAAAGGAAAGCAGGAACAAGCCAATGAACCGGCTGCCCAGGAAACGGCCACCAAGCGCGAAACCTTTGTGCCGCGATACAAGGCCGAACTGCCTGCCAATTACAAAGAAACCCTGGCCGAACTGGCCACAAATGAAGACGCGCTTAAGCAGAAATTCAAAGACGGTGAAATCGAATTTGACGAGTTTGACGAGGCACGCGCTGTCATCTTCGAAGAGCGTAGCCGCTTGGAGAAAGCCGCGTGGAAGGCTGAAATCAGCCAGGAAATGAACGCGCAAACTGCCGAGCAACAGTGGGAATCCACCGTCAACGGTTACTTGAATTCGGTCAAGACCGAGATTGATTACCTCAAGGATGTTGAGAAGGCCGCTGACTTTGATCAGTTTGTGAAAGTGTTGGCTGCAAACCCTGCCAACCAAGACAAGTCAATGGAGTGGTTCTTGCAAGAAGGCCACCGCCGCGTGAAGGTGTTGCATGGCATTGAGTCTGCACCTGTCAAAGGCGACAAACAAGACACCACCACGCAAAAAGACGACAAGGCCGGTAAACCCAATTCCCGCAAGCCGCCCCTGGATGCAGCACCGAAAAACCTTTCTCAGGTACCAGGCAGCGATGGTCCTGGTGATGTTCAAGATGAATTCTCGGACATTGACCGCCTAGAAGGTGAGGCTTTTGAAGCGGCCTTGGCCAAGCTGACACCAGCCCAACGCGAACGCTACTTGCAGGCTTGAGCATGGCCAACAAATCAAGTCTGACCATTGAGTTAAAGCCGGGCGAGGCGCTTACCTTGTCCGGCGAAGTCACGGTGGAGTTGTTAAGAAAAAGCGGCCGATTGGCACGATTGAAGGTGACCGCACCACAAGATGTGTTGATTGGCAAAAAAACCAGCGAAGGCCCTGAGAAGGCCCAAGTTGGACGAGAGTGTGAGCCCGTTTAAGTCCTTGCAGTGTTCGTGGCAAGGATGGAAATCTAACACTCAGCTGTAAAGCAAAGTTGAGCGCAGGAGTGCTCCAAAAAGTGGATTTAACCTTTTAGGAGTGCTCTCAAATGGCGCGTACCATCATCGGGGTAAATGACCCCAAAGCAGTCAAAAAGTGGAGTGGCATGCTTGCCTACGACACTTCTCACAAATCGTATTTCAACCAGCGTTTCATGGCGCGCGGTGCAGAGGCCGAAGTGCCTATTCAAATCTTGACAGATTTGGAATCTGATGCCGGTGAAATGATCAGCTTCGACCTGTTGGCCGAACTGAAAATGGCACCTGTTGAAGGTGAAGACATCCTGGAAGGCAAGGAAGAAGGTCAGCGTTACTACACTGACCAAATCTACATTGACCAGGCACGTTGCGGTGTGAACACTGGCGGTCGTATGACTCGCAAGCGCACCCTGCACAATCTGCGCGAAAAGGCCAAGCGTCAACAGTCCCAATGGTGGGCCCGTGTGAAGGATGAACTCCTTTTCATGTACCTGTCAGGCAAGCGCGGTATCAACCCTAACTTTGTTTTCCCGCTGGGTTATACCGGCCGTGCCAACAATGGTTTTGTGACGCCGGACAGCAACCACACAATGTACGGTGGCGATGCTACCGCCTACGGCAACTTGGATGCAACTGACAAGTTTGATCTGCGCTTGATCGACCGTGCCAAAACCAAGGCTGACAGCCAGGGCGGTGGTGCTACCAACATTCCAGTGTTGCAGCCAGTGAAGATGAACGGCGAGGAAACCTTCGTTTGTGTCATGCACACATTCCAAGAAGACGATCTTCGATCAAACACCACAACTGGCCAGTGGCTGGATATTCAGAAGGCCGCTGCCGGTGCAGAAGGTCGCAACAACCCAATCTTCAAGGGTTCACTGGGTATGTACCGCGGCGTGATTTTGCATAGTCACCGTAACGTGATTCGTGACAACAACGGTGGCGCTGGCGCCAACGTGGAAACCGCGCGCGCGCTGTTCATGGGCGCCCAGGCTGCGGTCGTTGCTTACGGTTCACCTGGTACCAACATGCGCTTTGACTGGCATGAGGAAACCCGTGACAACGGCGACAAGGTTGTGATTTCTACTTCTTCCATCTTCGGTTGCAAAAAGGTCACTTTTGAAACTGAATCTGGCCCTCAAGACTTCGGCGTGTTCTCCCTGGACACTGCTGCGGCCGCACGCTAATTGCCGGACTGTAAGGAGATTTAATCATGGCATTTACAAACTCCAACGACCTCCTGGATGGACGCACCAACACGGTGTTTCCTTCGGGCTCTGAGGTGGTTGTTCAGCCTGCAAGTATTGCCTTGCTGACTGGCGACCTGACTTTGAACAACATCGGCGCTGTCGGTGTTTTACCTGCTGGCTGCGTACCCGTGGCCATGTATGTGGACTCGGCTGAACTGGACTCCGGTACCAACACCATCACGCTGGATATTGGCTTGCTCAACGCTGCTGGTACGGATTTCGACACTACCTTTGCGACTGGTCTGACCGTGGCCCAGGCCGGTGGCGTGGTCCAGGTTTTGAGCGCCAACCTATTGCGTCTTGCGAAAGCATCTGGCGATCGCAAGATTGGTGTGAAGGTGTCGGCTGCGCCTAACGTGGCACAAGCCGGTTCTGTTTTTATTCACACCCACTACCGTGCCGCCTAAGTTTGACGGTTCGACAACCTGAAAGAACTGGGGCGGGTGTGAGCCTGCCCCTTTTTTTGGAGCAAACAAGATGGAATTACAAGCACTGATTAAACCCCGCGCCAATGGCACCGTGATCCTTCGTGGCAGCGAAGGTCAGGCCTTTGAATTCACAGCAAACGGCCATGGCGACCTGGTGTGTGATGTGGATGATGAAAAGGCGGTAGCCAACGCTTTGGCCTGTGGCAATTTCCAGCCTTACAACGATGAAGATTTTGAGAAAGCCGAAGCGTTGTTGGCCACAGCGTTGCCTGATGACGACGACAATGACGACGACGAAAAAGACGACGAGCCGGTGAATCCCAATGCTTTGCCAGTTGAGGCAAAAACACCGCCTGCCTCGTTTAAACCAACCGCCACCGCCAAAAAGCGTGCGGCTGCCAAGCGCAAAGCGGCTTGATAGGCGGGAAAAGCAATGGTGAATTGGTCTTATTGGCTGCCAGATGTTTTACCTCATGTACCAGGATGTGCGCACGCCATCGCTGAACATGAGTTGAAACGCTCGGCCCAAGAATTCTTCCGGCAAACGTTCGCCTGGAGAAAAGACCTTCCATTGCTGGCCGTGTTGGCCAACCAGGCCGAAATCGAGGTGGAAACTGGCGACACTTCGCTTGAGGTTATCCGCGTGGAGTCGGTGCATTTTGACAATGACAAACTCACCCCCACAACCCGGGAAACCCTGGACAAGTGGTACGGCGACAAGTGGCAGGCCCATTCAAGTGGTAAGCCCGACAATTTCTTTTCTGATGAACCTGGTTTGATTCGCTTGTACCCAATCCCCTTGGCCGATGCGCTTGAGGGCGTATTGATCAATGCCAGTGTGACTTTGACCGACGATGCCACGGGACTGCCTGATCGACTGGCCCGAAAGTTCACTGAGGCCATTTACCTGGGTGCGCGCGCACGTTTGATGCTGTACAAGAATGTGCCCTTCAGTGATCCCGCTATGGCTGGTGTGTATGGCACCGCTTTTCAATCCCTGGTCGATAAGTTCAAAACGGACAAGGCCCGATCCTTTTCCAATGCCCGTATTCAATCCAAACCAAACTGGTGCTAAGTCATGACGATTCAATACTCTACAACTCTGAGAAACAACCAGCTGGATCAAATTGAATCCACCGTGGGTGTGTCGGCCAAGCTGCGTTTGTACTCAGGCGCACCGCCTGCGGATACTGCTGCTGCTGCCACTGGCACTCTGTTGGTTGAAATGGCTTTGCCTTCGGACTGGATGTCTGCTGCCGCATCTGGCCAAAAGTCAAAGCTGGGCACCTGGAGTGGTTCCGGTACCGCTGGTGCTGGGACCGGCACCGTAGCAGGTTACTTCCGCATTACTGATAACGCCGGTACCACAACCCATGTGCAGGGCACGGTGACCATTACCGGTGGCGGTGGCGACATGACCCTGGACAACCCCAACATTGCGCAATCTCAGGTGGTGACAGTCAACACCTTCACAATCACTGCGGGTAACCCATGAGCGTAGGTTTTGTTAATGCTTCCCAGGTCAATTACACCTCAGTCAATGGGGTGAATGGGGAGCGTTTGAATTTTGCTGCGCTGTTTGCCAATCAAGCCGATCAACAGCCCAATGTTTCGGCATCCAATGCGGTGTTGTCTTCGTCTGCCACTGTTCAACAAACTCAAACCTTTGTGAGTGCTGCACGCGCGGCGATTGCTGCAGCCAGTTCATTTACTCAGACCACACAAACGCTGGTTGCCCAAGCTGTTGCTGCTGTGGGATCGACGCTTGCCCAGTCCCAAGTTGGCCAAGGTTTTTCTGGCGCCACCGTGGCTGCTGTTGCTGCCTTGCTTTCCGAAATGGAGCAGGACGACGATTTGTTGGCTGAAGGTGAGGTGGAAGCAATTAAAGCGGTTTTGGTCGCCATTCAACAAGCCCAAACTTTGATCGCTACTGCAACTGTCGCTGTTCGTGGCACATCGACACAGCAAGAAACCCTCGACGCTGGCCAGGGTGCCGGTGTGAGCGCAATTGCAGCGGCCACCACTGCGCAAGAGTTGAATGATCTGCTGGACTCGATGTTTAAGCAGCTGTTGATCCGCAAGGCCTTGGGTTCTGGCATTGATCGCCACGCCCAAGGTGCTGCAATTACGCCACGCGCTGGCGGCAATCGTGTAACGGTGCACTGACATGGCCTTTACCCCACAAAGCATCATCGATGAAGCTCGGTACCTGTGCAACGACAGGGACTTGGAGGCCATTTATCGCCAAGAAAACGATGAACTGCTGGTGTATGTGAACTCTGGTCTGAGAGAAATGGCTGCGTTCATGCCCATGATGTTTTCCACCATCGGTGACATGACGTGCACGGTTGGCAAGGTGGAGCAATCCATCACCTTCCTGGACGCGATTCGATTGCTTGATGTGATCTGTATTCATGATGGCCCATCGCTGACCGCGTTTGATCGCCGCGTGCTTGATCTATTCAATCCTGGCTGGCGCAATGGCGCGCCTGGCCAGGCTGCCCAGTGGAGCCCGAAAGAGGGTGATCCCCTTGTGTTTTATCTCGATAAACCTGCGCCATCGGGGCAAGTGCTCGACATTCAATATGTGCGCAACCCAGGGGAATACGCCTTGGATGACACCATCAGCGATGTTCCTGAATCGATGAAGCCCGCCCTGGTGGATTATGTTGTGTACCGCGCGGAATCCAAGGACGACGAAAACGTAATGAATGCCCGTGCTGCTGCTTTTTATTCAGCATTCAAATCAAAAATTGGAGTGGTAGAGAATGGCCCTGCTAATTGAAAACAATGCCTATTCCCGATTGGCTGCTTCACTTGCGGCTGGCGGGACCACGCTGACCGTGGATACCGGTACAGGTGACCGGTTCCCCATCGCCGTTGCTCCCAATTATTTCAAACTGACGCTTCAAGATGCGGCGAACAACATTGAGATTATCAAGGTAAGTGCACGCGCTGCCTCGTCGGATGCCATGACAATTGAGCGCGCTCAGGAGGGCACCACTGCCCGGGCCTGGTCGATTGGCGACATTGTTGAATTGCGTTTGACTGCCGGGGTAACGGCCCCATTGCAGGTATTGGAGGAGGCCAATACTGCTGCCTTGATTCGCGGCAAGATTGATGTGCCAACCCGTACTGGTGGCGATGCTTCGGGCAGCTGGAACATCAATTCCGCAACAGCCACTGCATTGCAGACGGCGCGAACCATCAACGGTGTGAGCTTTAACGGCACAGCCAATATTACTATTACGGCTAACACACCAAACAGTCTCACTTTTAACAACACCGGTGCGGGTGGCGCTTCTGGCTCACTTTTTAACGGTGCTGGTGCCTTGACAGTGTCGTATAACACTGTGGGTGCGCCATCCACTACAGGCGCAAATGCTTCTGGCACATGGGGCATCAATATCACTGGCAACGCAGCCACTGCCACGACTGCAACCAACCAATCTGGCGGAACAGTCAACGCAACGTCGATTGCTGGTACCTCTGTGAACGTGGCGGCCAACGGTGCTGCCGCTGATCCGTTTGGTGCGAGCGCCGTCACCAACCCAGCCAACGCCAACAACTATTCTTACTTTGGCCTGACCCGAGCCGGTAATATTGGTCTTGGTGTAGGTATCACTGGAACCACTGGCGCGCTGGGCCTTGGTCCTAACGCCTTTGTTCTTGGCGGTGGAACCTCTGGCGCTGCCGGTACTGTTTCAAGCCCCTGGATTGCATTCAACGGCACCAACTTTGTGGCCTCGGGCAGCATTACCGCCAACGGTCAATTTAACGGGTCTGCTGCTGGATTGACCGGTACCGCGGGCATCAACATCACTGGCAACGCAGCCACTGCCACCACCTTGCAGACAGCCCGAACCATCAACGGTGTGTCGTTCAATGGTTCAGCAAACATCAGCGTCAATTTGAACAACAGCTTGACTGCCGGTAATGGTTTGACTGGTACCACCTTCAATGGCGGCGCTGCATCGACTTTTGCAATTGGTACTCCCTCCAGTGTAAGCAACACCAGCACAAACAGCGTAACAGCAACAAGTCACACGCACGCTTTAGACGGCGAGCTTGTCACTACAACGGCAGGTAGTCCTGCGTATTACGGCGCGCGCGCTTTTGTGAATTTTAATGGGACCGGTACTGTCTCCATCCGAAATTCGCAAAATGTTTCTTCAATAACGGACAACGCAGTTGGCGCTTACACAGTCAACTTAGGCGTAGGCATGCCTGACGCAAATTATTCAGTTAACGCAAATGCCGGAGATTTAAATTCATCGGCTACGGTTGTATCTCTTTTTAGGGACGAAGCAGGAAACATAGTCGCACCAACGGTGTCCGCTTTCAGAATCATCACAAGTTTTGACATGGGAGCGGGCCAGCGTTCTGACAACGCCCATGTTTGCGTTTCCGTTTTTAGGTAAGAGGTGTTTATGAGAATTATTTTCCCAAACGGTTCAGGCGGTGTTGCGGTGTTGGTTCCAACAGGTGAGTTGCCTTTGGGCGAGGTTGCCAGAAAAGATGTGCCAGCTGGGGTGCCATTTTTAATTGTCAATCCCTCTGATATTCCGGCTGATCGAACTTTCCGAAACGCATGGTCCGCAGATTTTTCAAACCCGGATGGTTTTGGGATTGGTGCAGAAGCGTGGTTTGCTGAACAGGCTCAAAAGGAGGCTGCAAAGTGATTTCAATTGATATGACCAAGGCCCGAGAAATTAAACGCGACATGGTTCGTGCCGAGCGTGCGCCTATGTTGGCTGCGCTTGATATTGAATTTATGCGCGCTGTTGAACAGGGCGACACCGCAAGGCAAGCTGAGATTGCGGCTGAGAAGCAACGCCTGCGTGATGCAACTCAAGATCCTGGTATTGATGCTGCACAAACACCCGACGAACTGAAAGACCTCAACCCGCTTTCTGCGTGAGGGATTAATGGCACGCATCGACATTCGGCCATTTTATGGTTCATCGCCCAGGACTGCTGAACGACAGTTGGGTGATGGCTTTGCTGTCGAAGCTGCCAACCTGATATTGACCAATGGAGAGATTCGCCCGATCCGTGAGCCGGAACTGGTGAATATCCCTTCGGTTACTGGCCCATGGGTGTCGGTGTACCGTGCGGCAAGCCGGGACCAAGAAGTGTGGATGGCTTGGAATCGTGATGTAGATATTGTTCGCGCACCGCTGCCGCCCTCGGCCGAACCCCGCTTTTACTGGACTGGTGACGGTGAACCCCGGTTTGCCAGTTTTTCAGATTTGCCTGGTACTTTCTATTCCTTGGGCATTCCAAAGCCTCAAACAAAACCCACCGTGGCCCCATCAGGGGGTACTGGCGCGGATGTCACCCGCGTG